GCAGGTGGCAGAGAGCCGGCTTTCTTCAAACCCCTCATGAGGGGATCGATGAGCAGACCATTTCTCCAAACATTGACAAGAACGCTGGGTGCAGTGATCGAATCTGCAATCTGTTCGAAAACAGCGCTCTTCCGCAGCTTCGTCTTGACTGGCCGAGGAACGGTGTAAATAGGTTCCCCTACGCACACGAAGTTTCCCTCAGGCATGATGATCTGAGATGTCGCTTTGTTCAAAAGCGGATCCAAGTCAAGTTGGATTTGAGCCTGAGGAGGAAACCTCTTGAGTGCCTCTTGCAAGTCCACAAGATTCAAGGGGGACCCGTATCCTCGACCGAGATCGCCAGCAATGTGAATTCCCATGATTTTGTGTTGAATGGTCTTTCCAATTCCAACCATTACGCTTCCACAATCTCCAGGGGCCGTCTCAAATTCGTACGAATAGTACGAGCGCACGCTCAACTCATGATCATCCTCATCGAGGTAGACCATGGGTTTATCGTGCGCCGTAGCCAATCCGTACTTCAGATAAACGACACTCTTGCAGCTGGGATTTACGAGCACAACTGGGAGCTTGCTCACTGACATGTCTCGCGACGTGGCAACGTGCTTGAGGATGCAGGGGTGGCACACAAAACGTTTCGGGAAAGCAATCAAGAGCTGGTCTTTTGACTCGCCATCTCGCCCAACAACCTGATGATGCACGAGTTCTGATGTCTTAAAGACCATTCCATCGGGCATTGAAGCGCTCGTGAGCCTCACATGAGAATTTCGCTCAAGATATGGGATCAAGTGAGCAACGGTGAGTCCAATCCTCCCAGTGAGGATGACGATCTTAAGTGCATAAGGAAAGTTCTCTCCATCACCGACTGCAATCTGGTACACGCTATTTCGTACCTTTTCCGACACTTCATGGGCACCTTGGTCGCTTCGAAACTCAGTCTCAACGGTGATTTTCTTTTTCCGGAGGGTTTTCGGATCTCCTGACGATGAAAGTTGCACGCGCATAACACGCTTCTTCGTTTTCGGATCCCCAGAAGTGGACAGCTCCTCAAAGATGTAGTCGCTCACGCGACTCTCCTTAAGGTCGTCCATCTGGTCGTCCGAAAAGAAGCTCGAGATGGTCCTCACGTCGACGCTCTCAGTTGAAAGCACATTACGACGAGAGAAACTGATGGTTTGTTCAGCTTCATCGAAGAGAGCTTCAGTTGTGGGAGCACACCGACCACACATGGGGAGATCTTTCATGCTCGCTTCAACACCTTGGATGACATGCGTGTGCTTAAAAACCTTCGAACACTTGAGACACTCGTGAGAATGCGTCACACGATTGGTGGAAATCGCGAGTTGTGAGTGAAGCATGTCCA